GTACATTCTAATTCTTTCTACTTGACAATTTGTAAAATATAAATATCTTCTTGTCAAGAATTAAAGAAAGAAGAAAAGATGAGCACAGTATATATAATACAAGAGATGGGCAGAAATGTTAGATCTGCTGAAAAGTTTGGTGATTTAAAAGTTATGTTACCAGACAATAAACAGATTGTGTTATCTGCTGGTCCTTTAACTTTCAAACTAAAGCAAGAGTTAAAAAACTTTAGTGATGACGACTACTTGTTATTGATGGGAGATCCTACACTTATTGGTGTTGCCTGCGCAGTTGCAAGTGAAATTAATCGTGGTAAGTTTAAAGTTCTGAAATGGGATCGAGATGAAAAAACTTATTACTCTATAGAAATAGACATAAGAGGCTAGAATGAATGAACTATTAAAAAAGATGGAAGAGGACACTTCCGTAGAAAAAACCTCTCAACATAGTATGGATACTATGGGAAAGATAGGCGCTGTTGCAAATGATATTGCAGACATGGACGCTGAGATTGAACATTTAGAAACACAAATTAAATTTAAAAAAGAAGACAGAAAACATTTATCTGAAAATGTTTTACCTAGTCTTTTTGCAGAAGTTGGTTTGTCAGAATTAAAATTACATGATGGCAGACAATTAAAAGTTTCTAACTATTATGGTGCCTCCATAAAAGAAGATAAAAAAGAGGCAGCTTTTAGTTGGTTTAGGAACAACGGATATGGTGATTTAATAAAGAACCAGGTCTCTTGTAGCTTTGGAAGGAATGAAGATGATAAAGCTCGAGGATTAATAGACACTCTAACAAAGAATGGATATGCATCCTCACAACGCGAATGGGTAGAACCTTCCACCCTTCGCGCATTTGTGAAAGAACTACATGAAAGTGGTAAAGATATACCAATGGATTTGTTAGGAGCTTTCATAGGACAAAAAACAACGATAAAAAAATAGGAGAAATATATGAACCAAGCGCAACAAGTACAGAAGAAAAAAGAAACATCTGTAATGCCATTAGCAACGTTGGAGGCAGACTCTCATGCAGCTAGTGGTTTTGGAAATATTGATGCACAAAGAGATTTAGCGATCCCTTACATTAATATTTTACAACCAAACTCGCCACAAGTTAATAAAACTAAGGCTGAGTTTATTCAGGGAGCAACAGCAGGACAGTTTTTTAATACTGTTACACAAGAACTCTCTGATCACATCCTGGTACTACCTTCTTACTATCACCTTAAATATGTTGAATGGGTGCCTAGAGAAAAAGGTGGTGGCTTAGTACAAGTTCACAGTGCCGAGAGTGGTATTTTAGGTAAAACCATGAAAGAAGGAAATAAAGATGTCCTTCCTAATGGAAACTATGTTGCTACAACTGCTTATCATTATGTGGTTGTAATGACGGGTAGCGGGCCTCAAAATGCCGTAGTGAGTATGACATCTACACAACTTAAAAAAAGTAGAAGATGGAATAGCTTGATGCTATCTAGAAAAATACAAGGAGCAAAAGGAATGTTTACTCCGCCTTCTTATGCTTTTATGTATAAACTCACAACTGTTGGTGAATCAAACGATCAAGGTAGTTGGTTCGGTTACAATATCGAATTGGACAAAATGGTCGAGGACACAGCTATTTACGAACAAGCAAAATCATTTGCAAAAGCTGCGTCTAGTGGTGAAGTTGAGGCTAAACCAGAGGAGCCTGTCGCTCCAACAAAAGACAACTTAACTCAACCTCAAGAGACAAAAGACGATAGTAAAATACCGTTTTAATTAGTCTACACTTAAACTGGAGGTTTAGTGAGAGAAGTCTTTGAAAAAATATACCAGGGTTTGGACGTTGCCTATGGTCAACATCAATCCGAAGGAAAGAGAGCCGATGGTAAACAAGAGGGTAAATCTTACATAGTAAGAGAACTTGTTACCGAGGAGCTATGGGACAACCACCTTAATGGTGTAGGTCCATCCCTGGGTATTATTCCTATCATGGCTGATAATAAAGCCAAATGGGGTTGTATTGATATAGATCAATACCCTATAGATTATAAAAAAATTATTCATAAAGTTAGAGAATTAAGTTTACCCTTGATACCCTGTAGATCAAAGAGTGGTGGGCTACATATATTTTTGTTTTTTAGTAAACCTGTCCCTGCAAAAGATATAAGGCACAAATTGAGAGAGGTTGCATCATGTCTAGGATATTCTTCCGCTGAAATATTTCCAAAACAATCAAGCATCCTAATAGAAAAAGGAGATCTTGGTAATTTTTTAAACTTACCTTATTACAATCATAAAGAGACAACAAGGTATGCTTATAAGGATGATGGTACAGCTGCTTCATTGGTGGAGTTTGTGAATATGTACAATCTTTATGTTAAAGAAACAATTGACGATATTGCAATACAGATACCCGGAGAGGTCATAAAGGATGGTCCACCCTGTTTACAACAACTTTGCACTCAAGGTTTTCCTGAAGGTACCAGGAACAATGGATTGTTTAACATAGGTGTCTATCTTAGAAAGTTTGATCCCGACAATTGGCAAAGTCTTTTAGAGGATCACAATAGAAATTTCATGTCACCACCTTTGGCAGCTAATGAAGTTATAACTGTAATAAAACAATTAGATAAAAAAGATTATAATTTTAGATGTAAGGATGCACCAATAAATTCTTTTTGTAATTCAAAAGTATGTAGAACTAGAAAATTTGGAATAGGTTCTAGTGAGAATACTCCAGAGTTTGGTGCTATGACTGTTCAATTATCTGATCCAGTCGTTTGGTTTTTAGATGTTAATGATAATAGATTAGAGTTTTCTACGGAGGAACTACAAATACAAACAAAGTTCCAAAGAAAATGCATGGAATATTTGAGAAAGATGCCTCCGAAGATGAAAGAATCACAGTGGCAGGAGACACTCCAAATACTAATGGATAACGCAACCGTTATCAAGGTGTCACGTGATGGATCTGTGTCTGGTCAGTTTGAGACTTACCTCCAGGAGTTTTGTACTGATCGGGCGCAGGCGTTAAACAAAGAAGAATTATTACTTAGAAAACCATGGACAGAAGATGGTAAAACATATTTTAGATTAAAAGATTTAATGGACTATCTAACTAGAAATAAATTTACACATTTAAATACAGGACAAATAATTGCTAGGATAAGAGAGATAGGTGGTCATAGTGAGTTTTTCAAAATCAAAGGTAGGGGTGTTAATGTTTGGGTGATACCGGCATATCAACAACAAGACTCAGAATTTGATATTAAGGAGTTAGATGAAACGCCCTTCTAAAAAATTAAAACTAGGAATGTGGACAGAGCAGTGGGCAAAGTTGTATTTATTATCAAAAGGATATTTTGTGTTTCACAATTTATATGGCTTAGGACCAGTTGATATAATAGCCATTAATGAAAAAGGCGCTATTAGATTGTTTGATGTTAAATCAGTTAGCTACAGATCTAAAAAAGCAAAGTTTAGACCTGGAACTAAAATAAATAGAATGCTCACATTGGAACAAAAAAGATTAAAAGTAGAATTTTTATTCGTAGATAAGGAGGGTAAATGCACAATAAAACCAAGATAATCCTAGGACCTCCTGGCACCGGGAAAACAACTACTTTGTTAAATTTAGTAGAACAAGAATTAGCAAAAGGCACACCACCTGATCGTATAGGATTTTTTGCTTTTACAAAGAAAGCTGCAGTTGAGGCAAAGGAGAGAGCCATTAAAAAATTTAAATTACAAGATCAACAACTACCTTATTTTAGGACATTACATTCATTGGCTTTTAATGAACTGGGTTTGAATAAATCAGAGATCATGGGTAAAAATTCATACAAAGAGTTTGCTCAATCTTTTGGTTTAGATTTAGGTTATGTGATAGACGCAGATGATATGAATGGCAGTATAACCACAGATAATATTCTAATCAACGAAGTTAATTTATCTAGAATGAAATGTTTAAAATTAGAAGAGCATTACAATCAATCTAACTTGGATGTGTCCTGGCATGCATTATTGAGAACGAAAAATGCATTGGAGGAATTTAAAAGAAAAAAAGAAGTTTTTGATTTTACTGACATGATAGAGTTGTTTATTGAGTCAGGTCCAGAGTTAAAATTTGAGGTTTTATTTATAGATGAAGCACAGGATTTGTGTGCTCTTCAATGGCTAATGGTTAACAAGTTATCAAAAAATAGTAAAATGACATATGTATGTGGTGATGATGATCAAGCCATATACAGATGGAATGGTGCAGATGTAGAGCATTTTATAAACATGAGTGGTGAAGTTCAAACACTAAATAAATCTTACAGGTGCCCAAGATCAGTACAGGCTTTATCTAATAATATAATATCTAGAGTCAAGAACAGAAGAAACAAACAATGGTTTGGTACTGAAGAAGAAGGTGAAACAAACTATCACGCTTATCCAGAGAGTGTTGATATTCAAAATGGAGAGTGGTTGATCCTGGCCAGGACTAACTATTTATTAGAAGATTTAGAAAGAAATGTTAGAGATCTTGGACTTATATATAAAAAGAATGGTGTTTTACCAATATCAAAAAAATTATTAAACGCTGTATGGTCATGGAAAAAATTATGTGATGGAGAAGAAATAGAGTCATCACAACTCAGAGATGTTTATTCTTTTATATCTAGTAAAGTTGGTATTGAACATGGACATAAATCATTAAAAGATATTCATGAACAAGAGCATTTCACTATGAATAATCTTGTAAGAGATCATGGTTTATTAGTTGCTAATAGACCCTGGGATGTTGCCTTTGATAAGATAGGTAACAGAGACAAAGAGTTTCTTAGGTGTATCGAAAGAAGAAATAAATCTTTTTATGTAGGAGAACCTAAGATTAATCTTAGCACTATTCATGGTGCTAAAGGTGGAGAGGCTGACAATGTAATGTTGTTAACGGATCTATCTAAAAAATCACAAGAAGCAATGGAACAAAATCCTGATGATGAGTGCAGGGTTTTTTATGTTGCATCTACTAGAGCAAAGAAATCTTTACACATAGTACAACCACAAAGAGAAGGAGGTTTTTTAATATGATGAAGAAAGAACAAATACTAGCAAAGGCATCTGATTTAGTAACAGGTGACAGGGCTAAAGAACATGGTGATTTATTTAGAACACATGTTAAAATAGCAGAACTATGGACTGCGCACCTAGACCACAAATTAAAAGGTGTTTACGAAGTAAACGCTGGAGATGTTGCTATTATGATGGCATTATTGAAAGTGGCCAGGATGTCTTCCGGAAAGTTTAATGCAGATGACTAT